GTGGCGTAGCCGCTAAAATCTGCTTCCATTTTGACGTTCCTTTCTTAAGAGCTAGCCACGTCGGTGGAAATTGACTGTTGTGGCATGTTGCTATTCACAAGTTGGTCTGCTTTTGGATCGTTTGCTGGTGGGAATCCAATAACCCCACGAATCTCATTAGATGTAAGAATCTCATTCCTGGTGAACTTGTCCGCAATCTCAGCTAACTCGGAAACTGGGACTAGCTGGAACGGATCTCTCATATACTGGATTCGCTCACCTTGATTGGTTCTGCTTAAACCGATGAACGATCTCTGCATGGCTTCTGTTACCGAATCGAGAACAGGCTTAATAGATCGATTATAATAGTTAATCATGGCTTTCTCATCAGCCGTCCCATTCATAATGTCTTCGGTAATACCAAGTTGTGCATACAACATGGCAGTTAGGTATTCGACCTGTTTAAGTAAGTTGTTTTCTGCGGGTCGGTTCAATTGTGTAATCTTTTCGGTACCATCGGTATACGCAATACCATACTGGCTACCTTTTAACTGTTCCTGAATGTCTATACGTCGTTGGTCAGCCTGAGCCTTCCTAGCTTCACTCTTAATAACATATGGCAACTGGATGATCAGGTCTAACTTACCAGAACTCGATTGCTCATCGACAGCGTCCAAAAGCGTTAGCTTACGTAAGAGCCTCTGAAGAGTCGAATTCGGCTCATTCATTACCGCAAAGAGTGGGTTCTCGACGATAGCCACGTAGTTCTTCTCTAATATAATCTCTTGCCTTTGTCCTCGAGCCTCATTATACAAACTTACTCGAACGTGTCTTGGATACCACTCGACTATTTCACCGACACGAAGCGTGTAGATGTCGAATGAATCTTTTACTTCTGGGTTATAGTCTGTATCAACGGGGACAATTGCTGCACAACCACTATCAAATAATGTAGAGGCTATATCTTGCCTAAAAGCTCTAGGCCCTTGATCGATGTTTGGTTGTAGAGTTAGAGCGGCATTAAGGGCGGTTGGCATCTTATTCGAATATCGACCCTGCTCATCGACTCTAATGTGTTGATAACCTATACCGGCGATATCAACACTCATCCGAGTATAGATAGACGTGACAATTGACCGCTCATTATAGTATCGGAGGCGCGGTCGGTCTTGTCGAATACTGCTGCTTGGTCCGACGTCTAAGTTATAACCGACAAATTCCTGGTCATTACTCCGAAAAGCATTCCATGCTCCTCGAAGACGATCTAGGACTGCCATGTGCATCACCTCCTAAACTATGGCAATATGTACGTATCCGATTATTAGTCATCAATAACTAGATCTGAGAACTTCCTACTCCCGATCTCTCTTAGAAAGTCCATTGTGGTCGCTTCTCCACGTAAGGTTCTCTCTTTAACTTCCTCTAGCCGCTGAGCCTTTCTTCGTGAGGCTCCCTTAAGTCCTCCTCCTCGAATATAATTCGCTAAGCTTAACTGAGAAGAAGCATTTATCTTATCAGCAGCAGAACCTTTACCAGCACCAACACGTTTAAGACTCTGAAGATTTCGCTCTTTTCGATACCCCCAACGCATACCTTTCTTACCATAATGTTCTAAGTAGATATCTGTCATGAGAAATCCAATCACTCAAAAGAGTCCTTATTTGCCTTGTACGCTATATATGCGTCCATAAGAGCGGACACATTATCAATCTTCTCTTCGGCTCGCTTCTTTAGAAGCTTCCTATTTCCATTTGTATCTTCAAGAGTTACGGCATTACCCATAGCAAAAGCCATCAACTCTTGATCGAACAAAAGGGCCCTTTGCTCGGCAAGGATTTTTAACTCACCAAGTGGGACAGACTCAGTTTTTGCCCCTTGAATAACCTTCTCAATACCAAATGGACCGTTCTCGACTTCCCATCGAGCCACAAATTCTTTTGCGTTATACGGGTCGAAGCCTAATGCTCGAACGTCATAGTCGTTATGCGTTATGAATGAATCGAGATCATCATAGACTTCCATCATATCAAGAATGTTACCTTCAAGAACATGGAGACTTCCTTCTCTTATAAATTCGTCATACTTTATCCGCATAGCCGCAGGAAGTTTCATAAGAGTCAAAGTTGTTATGTAACTCCGAGTCTTTATGCCAAAGGCCCCATTTGATAATGGGAACAAGAACGTAAATGCACAGAAATCGTCGCCCTGTGACAAGTCAGCACCAAGAGCACATGGTATGTTCCAGAACTCTCTTGATCTTTGCGGAAGAGTCTCCTCATAAGTGAAGAAGTAGGTATACCCTTCCATTGGAATACCAAACCGTTTTGCTAAAATATCATTTCTTGCCGCGGGAGCTTTCTCTGCTCTCTCAACATCTAGATGATAAACGTCATAAGTAACAGTCAATCCAAGATTAGGATTTGCCTTAACCCAGGTAGAAGGATCTGCAACTTCTTCCACATCATCAAGTTTATAATGCCATATAGAGATGTGGGGAGCCTGATACTCACCTTTAAGTATGGATTGGAGTTCCATTTTGATTGTATCGCCGGAACCATTCCGGATGGTACCCTCTGAACTTATGGCGACAATAAGATAGTCATCCATCTTAGAAGCGCCCTGTTCGATGGCACCAACCACATCTTCTCTGATGTCTCCAGACAACCATTCATCAATGGTTGATACTTTTGGCCTTAATCCCTGGAGTTTATTGATAGCCATTGGGCGAACTTCCAACAAAGAACCCGTTAAGAAGTTCTCAATGCCCTTCTTTGTCGATGCTAACTTCACTCTTTCAGCAATTGATCCAGAAGTATTTCGAATGCTGCCTTCTGTCAGAAACTTGAACAGTGGGCCTCTGGCTCTTGTGATAGCTGTCCGGAAGGGGGACATAACCTCATCGGCCTGCTTCATGGTCGGAGCGGTGGTAACCTGATGGGTGGTTGACGTGTCAACATTCAGAAAGTACGCTTGAATCGCTGCTGCGTACATAGACTTTGCTGCTCCACGTGCAACAATCAAGTACTGTTTCGTGATCAGACGTTTCTTTATCTGTCTTGTAACATAATGACCTGGAGCCCCATCAGATCCTGGTTGATACACACTTCGTTCTATAAAGAAATACCAACCAAAGATCTGTTCAGCCCATAACTTGAAGGTGTCAAGAAGATGTAAGTCCGAGCCATCTGTTAATGTAAGTTCATACTCACAGTAACGAATGAACCCCTCAACGGGCTGCGGATCATAAAAGATGTTAGGATTCGCAATGAGATCGTCAATCCTGTTCATCTCCATAGAGATCTCACGATTGACTGGAATCTCACCTCTTAATACAGCATCACGAAATTGCCCATAGTAGAGCGGCGTCTCAGTATTAGACAGCGCCAATCACTCCACCTCCCTTTTACTTCTTCTTTGGGAATATCTCCTTATAAATCTGTTCCCCTCTGCTCTTTCCAAGAACCTGGTGCGTAACCCCTCGTACCAGCTGCTTCATCGCATATGTCATAAGTGAATTGGCAACTGTCTGGGCGCCTTGTTCTCCGGCCTTCTTCATAATCTTTGAAGAAAGACGCTCGCCTTTCTGCGTTACAGATGACTTGGAAAGCTCACTATAGCGCTTCTCTAATTCCATTCGCTTTATGGCGTTCTGAAGTTCAGAGTCTGACATACGCTTCTTGCCTTTTGCGCTGCCAGGCTTATGTCCGTAATTAGCTCTTGGGTCGCCCTCTTTGAATGCTCCAGAGTTACCAGACTTCGGCTTGTTTGCCTTCGTTCCAGAACGCTGCCGACGGACTCCCCATTTCTGACCTTTAACGCCATAATGTTCAAGAAAGTCTAAAACTTCTTGATCCATGTTGAACCTCCTCTTTTAAAAGCTAAACCTTCTTCCAAAGAGAAGGTACCTTGTCTGGTTCCCAACCAATCATAGTTGTATGCGCCTGAACTACCTCGTATGTGGCCCCATTGTATTCTAATCTTTCACCAACCTTGACTGATATATTCGGAATCCACTTAACCATGTCTGGTGTTCGAAATACCCGGTACAGAGCTGGCGTCTTGGTTGGTGACCAGTCATCTTGCGTGGTGTGTGCCTGTATGACCTCAATGAGTGTTCCGTCCCAGGAATACACGTCACCAGCCTTGACTGACATTCCAGACTTCAACTCATCAAATAAGGGAGCAACAGTTTGTGCATCTTCATCTGAGAGATTATCAAGAGAAGCCTTAATATAGATGACAGACGCATCTGCCGCGGCTTTAAGTCTCTGAGATATCTTCTCAATTCTTGGATCAACCAACGGAATCCCCATTTCAGTCATGCCGACTTCATAAATCTTCTGAAGTTCTTCTATCTGATTTTCATCAGTGCTCATTCAATGCCTCCGAGAGCGGCGATGCGTGCGATGCGAGGGTCAGCCATCGGAGCCTCCGCCGACGGGATCGTAGGTCTGAGTGAAGATCTCAGGCTTGCATGGATAGAACTCCCCCTGGACCCCGCGGATGATGATGTCGTCGGGGTGGGCGAGCATGAAGCCTTCGGGGGTGGCGATGACGAGGCAGTTCGGGTGCATCCCCGCTTCGGGGAGATGAATCGGCCGTCCGTCGGGCAGGAGGTAGGCGCCGTGCGTGTAGCTCCATGCGAGGGCGTTCGTCTCCCAGAGAGGGCATCCCCAGAGGGCGAGGTCGTCGTGGTTGACGCCGGTCCAGCGGACCGCCTCGATCTCGACTGGCTTCTTGCAGTACCGGCCCAGGTCAGCCATCGGAGCCTCCGAGAGCGTCGAGCAGGGCGTCGATCGTGGCTTGCATCTCCGCGATCGGGTCCGGTGGTGGAGGTTCGGGGATCGGCAGCCCGGTGAGCTGCTCGACCGTGTCGACGGTGCCGTCAGGGTGGAACGTGGTGCGGGTGCCGGTCCCGTCGAGATTGTCGACCGTCTGCTCGATGACGTTGCCGTTGGCGTCAAAGGTGGTTTCGTTCATCATGCCGCCCTCACTGCGATCTTCGGTGCCGAGACATGCCAGTTCATCGACGGGCACGTCGAAGGGATTGACCCTGTCGTCACGCCGGTCAGCGAGCGACAGAACGCCGAACCGGCGGTCGCATTGAGCATCGGGGTCGTCACTCCGGTAAGGGTGGGGGTGGCGAACGACGAGGCGTTCCACGAGCTGACCGTCGGGTTCGCCGAGTAGGCGTCACATAGGGCAGCGAGCCAGTAGAGGCCGGCTGTGGCGATCGACTGTGAGATCGTGATGGCGAGCAGTCCTGCGGTTGCGCCCATGTCGACCGTTCCGGCGTCAAGTAGTCGTGCCTGCCCGTCGGGTAGCCCATCTGTGCCCGACGGGTAGATGCCGAGCCGCCATGTTGTCCCCGACCCCGCAGATGTCGTGTAGACACCGATACGGTCGATGGTTCCGGCATGGAGATAGACCGGTAGCAGCGTCAACCTGCCAGCGAGCGCCAGCGAACCACCAATCACGGCCGACGGTAGCGGCGCGTCGACCGAGTACCACTCGCCCGTGATCCTCGGCACGACATACTTGAGCGGCACCCCGAGGTCGGTCTTGACCTGGGCGATCGTGCGGGCCGACCATGCTCCCGACTTGCGTTGCAGGAAGTCGTCATTGGAGCCGCCTGGATCAGCGATCCCCGATGGTGTCGCCCACGTCCCGTCACCACGCAAGAACGTGGACGAGTCTGCGGTGCCCGTGCCCAACCGTGCCGACCCCACCGTCCCGCTAGTGATGTCAACCCCCGAAT